ACAGACTTGGTTCAAGATATACCAAAGCTTTAGCTAGAAGTATGGCTAACACCAAGCAGATCAAAGCTGCAAACATTCTTAACAATGCTTTCTCAGCAACAAATCCTGGCGGTGACGGGAAACCACTTGTGGCTTCTGACCACCCATTAGTAGGAGGCGGTGTTGGTGCTAACAGAGCAGCAGTTTTTGCTGACTTGAATGAAACTTCACTAGAAGATACTCTGATCAGAATCTCAACTCAGGTTGATGACAGAGGATTAGCAATCGCTTTACAAGGAACTAAGCTTATCATTCCACCACAATTACAATTTGTGGCAGATAGACTGCTTAACTCCCCAGGTCAGCCTGGTACAGCAAACAATGACATTAACGCTATGAAGAATATGGGAATGTTACCTGAAGGTTACGTGGTAAACCACTACCTAACAGACCCAGATGCTTTCTTCGTTAAGTCAGACTGTCCAGATGGCTTTAAGCATTTTGTTAGATCCCCAATGTCAACATCACTTGAAGGTGACTTTGATACAGGAAATCTAAGATACAAAGCTAGAGAGAGATATTCATTCGGATTCTCAAACTGGAGATGTGTCGATGCTTCACAAGGTGCATAATTAACCTTGTACCCCTCTAGGGAGCCTTAGGGCTCCCTTTTTTTATTGCTAAATTATTCAAACAGAGTTACACTCAAATAAATTATGGCATTTGGCAAACAAATGCTGGTCTTCAAGGAGGACTGTAATTTATGAGTGTAAATTTTAAGACAAACGTTACAAATGTACCAAAGGGCAAAAGCTCAAATAATTTCGGTATATTGCATCCTGCTAAATTCAACCATTACTTTAATGATTTTCATGAATACAATGCTGATGACTGGGAAGTAGTCAAAGTTGAAGCAGGAACAGGTGCAGCAGCACTTAATATCGTTGATGGTGACGGAGGCATACTAAGGATTGTTACTGACGATGCAGCTAATGACCATGTAACTTTATTACTAGGAGATGGTAATGCTTTTAAAGGATCAATGCGGTTTAACTATGACAAAGACTGGTTCTTTAAAGTTAGAGCAAAAGTAAGTGGTTTTACAGGTGGTAATGATTTTATTTTCAAAACTGGTTTAGGTTGGGATTTACCAACAGGAATAGGGCTAATAGACTTTGTACCTTCTGTTTGTTGCTATTTAAATGCACCATATGGATTTTTACCTTTTGACATGTATACACAAGTTCAGACCGATAATGCTGCTGGAGCAAATTCATCAGTTAATTTTAATATGGCTCCTGCATCCGCTAATGCTTATCAAGGCCCAAACCCATCACCAGTAAATTTAGGTGCGGGTGAATGGAATGTTGTTGAAATGTACTATGACTCCAAAAGAAAATACATGAGAAGCTTTTGTAACGGTAAACAAGTTTATGGTATGAAAGTTGGGTATTTTTCAGACAGCAATACCGACCAAAGACAACCAGTAAATGCAGGTGATTCAAACAGATTGTTTTTACCACCTTACACATTACAAGGACAAAGATGGCCAGATCCAACATCAGGCAATACAAGTGACTCTTCTAAGTATATGGCACCATTTATTGGTATTAAAAACCAACAAGCAGGAACTGCTAAAACTCTAGATATTGACTATATTTGGTGTGGTGTTGAGAGAGAAGGCGAGGAGGATTCAGTACTATGATTATATTACATATAGATGGTGAGCTTATAGGTGAGTTTGCAGACGCAGCTGCTATGGGCAAGTATATTAATGACAACAATATTGATGTCGAAGGTAAAGATGTGAGGTTTGATTGTGGCGATTAAGATAGAAGTAACATCAGATAGTGACGTAAAACAATTTGCTAATACAGACGCAGGCAAGGTAAAAGCTGCAGCAGAAATATTAGATAAGATGAGAGCTGGTGAAGCTATCAGCGTAAAACAGGTAGAGGTGTAATATGGGTAAAGGTAATTCAGGAACCAGTTTTGATAAAATTGGTAACTTCAAAAAAAATTCTCCTTTTGAAAAAGTAGGTACTATTGATCCTTGTAGATTTAATGTTTGGCATAATGATTTTGATAATTATGTTGCTGGTCAATGGGAAAAAACCGTTGTAGAAGCTGGCTCAGGATCTCATTCAGTAGGTATAGTAGATGGTGTTGCAGGCGGTTGTTTAGCTGTTGTAACTGATAATGCTAACGGCGACAGAGTAAACCTCCAATGGAGTGGTGGTGAAACTCAAGCTAAAGGGACTTTTGTTTTGGATTATACTAAGAAATCTTATTTCTTTGCTAGATTCAAATGTTCTGACTGGTCAGCAGTAAATTTATTTGTAGGCTTAAAAGACAGAGATACAGGATTTGACGGGTTACTAAGTGAAAGCAATATGCATGGTGTAGCTGCAGAATCATTGTTATCAGGTGGTGGAAGTGTAATCTTTAATTTAAACAGTACAGGAACGACTGTTCCGATTGATGCATATGGCGATGGCCAGAGATTTGCACCAACAATTGCAGATGATCAGTTTATCGAAGTTGGATTAATATATAGACCAAACAGAAATGTTGGTAATAGATTAGCTTCTTCAGGAAACGTTTCATCAGTACCTCCAGGTAATACTGCTGGGAATACAGCTGCAACCAATTCAGCTTATCAATTGCGTTCAGCTTACTTTAGAGACCCTGCAAAGCCTGTAGGACAACAATGGACAAGTTGCAGTAATTTAAGACAATTGCAAGATGATCCGTTTGGCGGTGGTAGTTCTGTAGATGCAGCTGATTGGCCTGTAAATGCAAACATGATGCCAACAATTATGATACAAACCAAAGAAGCAGCAGCTAATACATTAACTGTTGACTATATGACAATTATGCAGGAGCGATAATGAGTACAAATTTTAATAAAGGATTTAATAACTTACCATCAGCACTAAAACATGCTGCTGGTGACTTCGAAGGCGGTATGTGGCCATCAAAGTTTCATATAATTTTTGATGACTTTAATAACTTTAACACCAATAATAACGGTTTTTTAGTTGGGACGACTGGCAACTCATCAGCAACTGTAGTAAATGATGCAGAAGGTGGTGTACTAGAGTTAAATAGTGGTTCTGCAGCAAATGATGTTGTTTTAAAGTGGGGTGGTGGCGCAGGCGCTAACAGATCTACTATGAACATACATCCAAATGGCTATTGGTTTCATCAAGTAAGATATAAGCTAGATAGTGCTAATACAGGTGATTTTAACTTTGCAATATGCTCGCAAGATTCTCAGCATGCAACAGGTGCTACTTCGCCTGGATTGTCTTTTAGACCTGGCTTCAATGAACAAATTACCCAATCAGCTGGCAGTTGGTTCAAAATTGGTAATACTGCAACTTTTGCAGCTACAGGAGCTTTTGGAACTTTTGGAACAGAAGGTTATTATCAAGAAGCTAGCACAAAAGGCAAATGGATTACTTGGACTACTTGGTATGATCCTGTAGAAGAGTTCATCTATAAAGATGTAAACGGTATTTCAGCAGGTAAACCAAATTCACCTGAAGCTTTGAAATATAGTTTGTCTACAAAAGGAATAACAGCACAACAAAACCCAACATCTAATGGTGGTGCAGTAGTGTATCCGTTTGTTGGCTGGAATCCAGCAGGTAATAACCAAAAAGTTCAGATTGATTATGTCATGATGGGCTACGAAAGACAGGAGGGCGAATACTAATGGCTTTTAAAATAGATTACGTACTAGAATCAGATGGTTCATCTGGATCAGCTACAGCAGCAAGCGAAACAGCTGTAAAAACGAAGTTAAAGAATCTTGGTGGTTGCTATAATGTAGTTATTACTGAGATTGAGGAGGAAGAATAATGAGTAGTGATGTAAAAACAGCGTCAACAGCCTCAACTGCTACAGGTGGGGTAGATTTAACTCAACATCGTTCAAGACTAAAAGGATATGTAATAGCTGGCGGTGGCTCAGATGGTACAGTAACTTTTAGAGATGGTAGTGTAACAGGAACAGTTCTGTTAATTGCTCCTTGTAACGCAAATGATACCGAAACATTAAATATACCAGCAGATGGTGTATTGTTTGAAAATGGTATACATGCTGTTCTTTCAAATCTAGACAGAGTTACTATATTCCACGCCTAGTATGGTAAGTATGCGTAAAAAGCATAAAAGCCCTTCAGGGGGCTTGAGTGCAGCTGGCAGAAAATATTACAACAGAAAAACTGGTTCAAATTTGAAAGCACCAGTAACTTCTAAAAATCCAAAAGGCAAAGCAAAAAAAAGAAAAGATTCATTTTGTGCTAGAATGTCAGGTGTCAAAGGGCCTATGAAAGATAAGAAAGGCAGACCTACAAGGAAAGCCTTAGCACTTAGAAAATGGCGTTGTGGCACAAAAAGGAAAAAAACCAAAAAATAGAAAGTGGAGGTGCTAGTATGAATTTTTGGGAAAAAATTGGAAACTTCTTTGGCTGGGTAAAAGTCAGAGCTCGTGATGAAGATGGTCGATATGTTGCAGATGACAAGTCGACAGCAAAGAATGAAGCCTATACAATGGTACATAAGGACTTGGTTGCAAAACCAAAACCTAAGCGAAAATACAAAAAACGCAAAAAGGTAGAGGAAGCACCAAAGAAAAGAAAATATACTAAAAGGAAGAAAAAATAATGGCTATTACAAGCAGTAAAGGTGTCCAAAGACTGGAAGT